ATTATATCGTCAGACAAGCCCTCTTTCCTTGCTGGAGTTTGCTCGACGATATGATGGATATCGTATCCAACTTGTGGGTTTAGTACATCCTGCTGCAGTTCCTGTAGGGTCTTCGGTGGCGAAAGATAGGCGCGTATGTATGGCAGGGCCAGGGTTGTTACCCAATAAACTGCCTGCAAGATTTTGAGATATCGCGCCGCTACCCCTTTTCCTGCCGCCGCCAGCCAGTATGCAGCGGCCTTGATGAAGGCGTTGAGACCGTTGGGGTCGCCGGAGGCCGTGGCGGAATTGGCGGCGGCTCTTCGAGCGGCGGACCTTGGTTGTGGCCAATGCCGGGTGGATTATTTGCCGCGTATTGATCGCCCGGCTTCCATGAATTGTCGAGCGTCGCATCGGAAATGATAGCGCCATTTCCGCCATCTCTTGTCCACTGTCCTCCCTCGGGGTCACCTGCGGGCACACGAGGTTCGTCGAGATTAAAGCCGGCCTTGCGCAAATCAAGAATTAGCTCGCGAACGATTTGCGCAATCAGCTCGCTTTCAGTGTGCGTTGCTGCAGGTTCTGTCTGCCGCCTAACTTGCTGATCCTGGTTCGGTGCGGCGAGCATACGGATGGCTTTGGCGATCTCCAACTGTACTTGCAACGTTCGCGGCACGGCGCTCAGGATGCGCGGAAGTGAAGGCTTCATGAGCTTGATCTCGCCGACGTGTCACGCGGGGGCCGGTCCGGCAATTTGTGCAGCCGCGAGGCAGCATGGATGCGCGGGTCAAGCCCGCGCATGACGGGGAAAGGCGTGCGAGCGGCCCTCAGTCAGCCGCTCGCCGCACTCGCATTCACCATTGCTTGTAGGTGGACAGGATTGGGCACACTTATCCCGCCGCGATATTGGCGATCACCGCCATGGACGGCGGGAAGTAGTGCTGCAGCACCTCGTCGGCATAGACGCCGGTCTCGTAACGGCGCGCCCGCGGCGGCCATTCGATCTGGTAGTAGTCCTGCCGGGTGCGCACCTGCATGACGTTGCCGACGTTCGACAGCGGATACGGCAGGGTGCGCGAGGTCATCATCAACGCGCCCGCCGGCATGTTGGGATGCACGCGGATGTCGAGCACTTTCGGCCCGGCCATGGAGAACTTGTTGAGATAGGTGCGCACCATGACGCCGCCGCCGAGCGCGCCCTGGTCGGCATCGAACACGAAGCGCTGCGCCGCGTTGGCGTTGCCGGCGAGGATCTTCTTTGACAGATCGTTGGCGACCTGCGAGCCCACCCACATGGCGTCGGGAGAGAGCCGGTAATTGTCCCAGCGATTCTTCAACGCCGCGTCGATCTCGACGACGCCGCCGGCGCCGTCGCCGGTCAAGGTCGAGCCGGTGCCGGCGGTGCCGGTGGCGAGATATTGCACATAGGCGTTGGAGCCGGACTTGAACGCCTGGTAGAGCAGGCCGTCGAACACCAGCGCGTTGGTCGAATTGTCCGAACTGCCGAGCGACGTCGCGGTTTGCGTGCCGACGGCGTTGGCGGTGATCACCAACGAGTTGATGGTGGTGATGGCGCCCAGCACTTCGGAGCCGGCGGCGCCCCAGAACCAGGCATAGCCCATGGCGCCGGTCACCGGCGCGACGCTGGCTGCGATCGAGCCCGAGGTGCCGGACGAGATCGATGCCGTGGCATTGGCGGATTTGCCGGCCGCGCCGCCGCCGAATGTATCCGACGAGCCGTCGGCATTGCTGCGGGTGATGGCGCCCTGGATGCCGCCGGTGACGGAGCCGTTGACGATGCCATCGAGCGACAGCGCGACGCAGATGACGCTATAGGGACTGGCCGCGGCGGTGAGGCTGCCGCCCGAGGTCGACGGCGCCAGCGACGGCGTCGGCGTGGTGCCGAGCGGCACCGACGTATTGCCGCCCAAGATCAAGAGCTCCTCGCCGAGCATGCAGGCCTCCAGCCCGGTCTTGGCGCCGATCGCCTTGATGTCGTCAAAACCCATGCCGGCATATTGCGCCTCGAAGTCGACCGAGGTTTCGATGCCGATGCCCTTGTAGGCGGCGCTGTAGTCCTGCGTCGTCACCGCCTGGACGCCGCCGCGGTTGCCGCCGGAGACGCCGATGCGCAGGCCGGTGGTGTTGACGCCGGTCACCGCGCGCCAATTGGCCTGCACGCCGCCCTTGCCGGAGACGCGCGGGATCTCGTTGCGCAGCGGCGTGAGCATCGGGTAGACGAATTTGGCGCCGGTCTCGAGATCGTAATAGGTCAGGCCCGAGGTCGGCGACGTCGATTCCGAAAACGTAGATTTGGCCAGCGGATCGCCGGGCAGCGGATTGGCATGCGCCTTCTCGATCTCGCGGAGAAAACTGCCGGCATTGGCCAGCGCGGCGCTGTAATCCTGCATAGTGTGCGGCAAGGCCGACTTGGCAAGGAGGTGCGGCAGATTGGGCTGATACATGGCGTGGTTCCCGTGGTTGGTTGTTTGGTTGGGTGAAATGCTCAGCCGTCATCGCGGCGCGACGCGACGCGTCGAGCCCGCAATGACGCATACAAACGGACTTAGTCGCGGCGCGGTCGAAAACCCGGAATGGCGCGCAGCGGCTGGGTTTGCGCCTTGCGGATCGCGGCTTCGGCGAGCGCTTCCAGCGCGCCCGGCTGGTCGAGCAGCGCTTCCGGTTTTGGAAAAATCGCGTCCTCGCTCTTCTCCGCGACCCGCACCGAGGTGGTGCCGAGCGGCAGCGGCTGGCCCTCGATCTTCTTCACCCGCGCGGCCAGATCGTCGATGCGCGAGGTCACGATCTGCATCGCCTTGGCCAGGGAGCGGTCGAAAACCTTGGCGAGCTTGGCCGTCTCATCACCATCGTCGGTTTCCGCGGCGCCCTCGCCGGCCTGCGGCGAAAATTTCGGCCGCGCCTCCACCATGGCGCCAGGGACGGGCCCCGCCGCGGCGCAGCAGTCGGGATCGAGCGCGACCAGAAGATCGTGGGTCTGTTTGATGCGATCTTTGTCGGCCTTGGAGTGCCGCGCGCCGATCTTGGCGAGCGTCTCGGCCAGCGCGGCGGCGTGCAATGGATTGTCCTTGAACTTGCGCAGCTCGGTCGAACCGTCGGCCTTGATCACCGCAAAGGTCGCTTCCGGCAGGCAGGGGTGATCGACCAGCGAGACTTCCATCGGCTCGGCGGTATAGCGCGTCAGCGCCGGCTCGTCCGGATCCGGCCAGCGCTTGAGATAGCGGCCGCCTTGCGAGAAGCCGGTATAGACGCCCTGCTCGACCTTTTCCCACTCGGCGTCGTCGACGACCTTGCCGCAGATTTCGATGCGCTTGTGCTCGTCATTGAAGGCGATCTCGACGAGCTTGCCGGCCGCCACGTTGGAATGCATGGCGCGCAGATTGCCGAGGCTCTTGCCGTCGGTGGCGCTGGCGAAATTGCGCGACCATTTCTGATAAAACGGCTTGGTCGAGGCATAGTCGCAGACCTCGCCGGAGATATCCGGCGTCTCCGCGGTGACGACGCCATAAACCAGGCGCTGTGCCGCATCGATCTTGGTAATGGGAACGAAGATGTTCATGTCGTCCATTGCACACTCCTTGTTGCGTGGTTGCGGCGCATGCGTTCAGCCCGGCCGGTGCCTCATGGGCCAGACCGAAGGGTCCGTTCTGGATTCGGATGAAAGCGCAAAGAAAAGCCGAGGCTGCTGGCGGCCAAATCGGCGGCACAGCGCGATAGTCGCTATGCCGCGTCCCGAGAAACCTTCGCTATAAGATCTCGCGCGAAACGCTTCAATGCGGCGCGATGATGCTTGAGATCATTTGACCTTGCGCACGCTGAATCCGCAAAGACCGGAGCAGGGCTTTTGCTGCGCCGCGAGCTGCTCGGCTTCCTGCCTCGCGGCATCGGCTTCATCGGCAAGACCTGCCTTTTGAAACAGCCTAGCTTGGAATTTCAAAGCGTCGATGAGAACGTCGGATGAAAATTCCTTCGATGATTTTCCGCTGTCATACTCCTTGCGCGCCTCCGTTGTTCGAAGCTTCGCAAGATCCATCGCGCGGTTTGCCTCGCCGGCAGCAAACTCAAAGCTCGCCCAATCCTGCAAGAGGGCCATTTTTTCCAGGATCGGGTCTGTAGGATCGTCGTTGAGAAGCGCATAGGCTTCCCGATAAAGCTGTTCGGCCCGGCTCGGATTTCCCTGCTTTTTCCAATTTGCGGCAAGGGAATCCATGAGGTCAGCTGCGGTGCTGACGATGCTACAGTCATGCCGAGCCTCGGCCAGTTCGGCATCGATACGAGACAGCTCCTCGTCGTCATTCACCCCGGCTTCGAGCCGATCGCGAAGGCGATGGTACTCGTCGACGTCGGTCCAGCCGGTTTCCGGCACGCACAGCTTCCCTGTTGACCGGGATTGTGGATTGTTCCTTTGCTCCGAATCGTTCGCCGTGGACGGCGTTTCGGCGGCAACCACGACGGTATTGACCTTAGAGGCGCCAAGTCCGACCGGATGCCCGGCCGAAAACGCCAACAACAAGCAAATACTCAGTGCGATCAGGCCCGGCTCCGTCATAGTCTGCACATCAATTGGGCTGCACCCGCGTCGCGCCAACAATCACCGTGGTGAGGTAGGGGACATGGTTGGTGGCCACGACCGTTATAACTGCCGGACCTTTTAGGGGACCAATCGAGGTCCATGGAACCGAGGTCCAACCGTAGACCGCCAGCTTATCGCTCGATATTACGAAGCTGTATGTATTTGTACCATTTTCGTCTTGTACTGTCACTTGGAAGTCTACCCCAACGGGGTTACCTCCGTCCAAGGTGCGCAGGAACCGATCCGCGGCTGCACCTAGTCCGCCGTCATCGTTTACGACAGTCGCTCCGGCAACATATAGGGCGTCATCGGTGAGACGGTAATTTAGTGTTTTCCTGAAGCTCGTCGTTGGCTCCGCAGAATCACCTTGTCCCAAAACCGCGGCATCAGATGTATCGAAAGCAGGCGGGGCTGGCAGCCCGTGCGCCGCCTGATCAAACAGATACCTGGACGCCCCGAATAGGCGGTTATCTCCGGAATTGGCGGCAGAAGCGCTTGCTCCGCCTCCATTGGTTTCGTCCGACACCGTGCCGGTATCTGGCGCCGCATATCGCCCGGCTGATGCCGAGCCGCCGTCGCCCGTCGTCCACTGCCCGCCCTTCGAATTTCCAACCGGCACGCGCGGCTAGTCGGGATCGTATTTTCGCAGGGCCGAACAAAGCCCCGCTTTCGCCTGCTCCAGCCACACTTCGCCGACCTTGCGGACGTCGCGCTTTAGTTCGTCCAGATCGCGGCGGATCGCGGCGATCTCCGCGCGGCGCTGCCGCAGCAGTTCGTCCTCGTCCGGCCCGGCGAGCGTGCGGACCGCTTTGGCGATCTCGAGCCGCGCGTGCAATGTCTGTGGCACGGCGCTTAAAGTGTGCGGCAGCGGAGGTTTCATGTGCTTGAACTCGGATAGGAAAAGTTTTCACGGCGCATACGTGTTGGTTTGACCGGAGCGCCGTGCGCTCCGGTCAGGGAACAGTTCTGAATTCAGTTGAAAACGCGAGGGAAAGAGCGTCTGGGAAGCCGGCTACGCTTTCGGCTTGTTAGGCCGCGACGTGCCGTTCAGCGCCACCAGACAAAGACCACGACGAGAACACTCAGCGGCAGAACCATGGCGGATAGCAGCCGTCGCCAAGCCCGCCCGCTTATCGCCGATATGCAGGCTATGACACCGGCACCGGCCGATATCAGCCAACACAGAAGGATTATGAAAGGTGCAAAATCCAAGCCTGGCTCGTAGTCATGCGTCATGAGGAGCGTGGCCCAAACGACAGCCAGCACGATCGGCCAATAGAGGAACCGATCCTTGATCGGGATGATTTGATCGTCGCTCGCGGCTTGCATATCGGACTTATTCCCTACTTTGCCGAATTCGCCCGGACTCATAGAGATCATAGCCCCTTAGGTTATCCTCGACATCCCGTTTGGACAATCGAGCCATGTGCCAAGCGACGTTCCCGCTCAACCAGAGCTAAGGTTCGGGCGATGCCAGCGGATTTGAGGCGTAATGTGGACCCACAAAAAGCAAGGCCTTCTTTTCGGCGTCAGTCAATTTAAACCGCTCTGGATCTCGGTCGGGTCTGTATTTCTGATACTTTCGATCCAGTTCCAGGAAAACGTCGTGGATTTTCGCCGGAAGGGGAGCCACAGAATCTATCACGCACGAAACCCCTTTATCATCAGCCACAGTTACGCCGGTCCTTCGGTCAAACTCAAGATTTTCCTGTGTGGTCACACGTCTTGCTTGAATGGTGGTTTGGTCGACGGACAGTACCAAACAAATCAAGCTCGCCCCACTTGGAGATTCAGTCCCGGCACATCGAAAGCAATATACCCGTTCGCGCTAGGAGGTAGAACAGTGCCTATCTCATAGTGCGGACGGTTCTCGTAGGCATGCGGATACGCGCGCCTACGCTTATTGAGTGAAAGTAAGCATTATGTCCTTCGGCTTAGCCGCTCTTTAATCTCTTTGATCGCCGCTAGAGTTTCCGGCGAGGGATGTTCAAGATCATGAACAATCGCGCGCGCTTGAGCTGGCGTAAGAAACCTGATCCCCTCCCCGTCAAGGACCACGCCATTGGTCGCCGTAGCATATGCGGTGGCGGCCATCCATGCCGCCAATAGTTCGTTCTCTTTGCTACCGAGCCAAACAAACCCCAGAACAAATTTCCAAGCGTGATCAAGCTTGATATCAAAACAGGCTTGTACGACGTCAGCCACGTCCTCGTGATAAGATTCAAAGCCAGTCAATTCGCCCCGCAGGTGCATGGGGAAAAAGCCGCACAGCCTTTCGAATATCATCTCGGCGGATAGCTGAAGGGGATAACCTTCAGCATCAACAGCAGCCTGCCATTCCGCAATAGAGCTCAGTTCGTTGTCGGAAAAAACCCAAAGCGACATCGACATGACACAGCCTCCAGCCGCTCATTGTACTTAGAACAAAACGTGAACTACGTCAACCCGCGTCAGCCGTCTCGCAGGTGGTGGTCGAACAGGTCGAAAGCTCTATGGGGCGCTTCGTTCAGTCCGAGTTCACGGGCACAAAACCGACCAACTCGGCCTCTCAGTGAAATCCTCCTTTCCAAATTGATCTGTGGCTTGGCCGCAACTCGAATATAGGCACATAAGAGTCAGAGCCCGTCCTAAGTCGATACTTAATAACCTGAAATTTAGTAAGGCCGAATCCGGTTTTGACATCGTACATCGCAATGACGTCGTCCCCGTCGTCGCGCAACACAACATCCGGCCTGATGCTATCTTTCGCACCGTAGGACGCATTATTTTCAACGCCGAAAGTACGTTCCACGTCATCGGCCGCTATGCCGCGCAGATTTGCTGCACGTACCTCTTTGGCAAATTCAGTATGAACCAACATGCCATATCCGGCAGGGTCAAGATCCGGTCGAGCTCCAATCTTACCCACGACATCGTCAAGGATGTCCATTAGCTTTTCAGTCGTGTAGTCAATGAATGGATTACCGGTTTTTGCGGCTGGGGATGAGATCGGATCGCTGGTGTTGCGATCGCGCGGGAGTCCCAGATCGCGAAGCCGGGACAGGTGTCCCTTGGCTTCTTCGGTCCACGCTTTAAGTTCCGCTATATTGCCTTCAATACTGGTTGGATCCACGAGCACGGGGCTCGGTTTCCAGCTCGGATCGAACTTCCGCACCTGAGACAATACGGTTCGCCAAGCAACATCGGAGCCTTGCAATCTTGCTTGTTGTTCTTCCGTTCCTTCGAGCAGAATTCCACCGCGGCCTTCGCGGAATTCGTCTTCCTCATTGCCGGCTACATATCGCGTCTTTGGACTTATTGTATTGGCGTCGGTCTGCGTGGCCGTTTCCAGCGCCGCATATTGCACAGGTCGCAAAGATCCGTTTTGGTCCGACTCATTTGTTGAATCGGCCGATTCGCTGCCACCATCGCCCGTCGTCCACTGCCCGCCATCGGGATTGCCGGCGGGCACGCGCGGTTGGTCGGCGCTGTATTTTTTCAGCGCCGCCCGCAACTCCGCTTTCGCCAGCGTTGCGGCCGCCTCGAAGGCATTATGTAGGTCGCGGGAAAGCGCCTCCAAATCGCGGCGGATGGCGGCGATCTCCGCGCGGCGCTGCCGCAGCAGTTCGTCCTCGTCCGGCCCGGCGAGCGTGCGGATCGCTTTGGCGATCTCGAGCCGCGCGTGCAACGTCTGTGGCACGGCGCTCAAGGTGCGCGGCAGCGAAGGTTTCATCCTTGAATCCTTGCATTGGTTTTTTTCGGCGGCACCGAAAACGCAAAGCAGATGATGCGGGCGAGCCACTCGTCGAAATCGTCCTTGTGCTGCGGCTCCTTGGTCTGCACGACTTTGGCCGCGGCCTCGCCGGGCACGAATTTTGCCCGCCGGCGCTTGGCCAGGTCGCCGGCGAATTCGGTGTTCCAATAATCCTGGAACTGCTTGATCTGGTCCGGCGTCCAGCCCTGCGGCACGCCGATCAGCGCGTCGGGGATGGAGCCCTCCGGTAAGCGTCTTTCACGCTCAATCCGTGCTAAGGCACAGGCGATGCCAGAGGGTTTGAGGCGTAATGTGTACCCACAAAAAGCAAGGCCTTCTTTTCGGCATCAGTTAATTTGAATCGCTCTGGATCTCGGTCGGGTCTGTATTTTTGATACTTTTGATCCAGTTCCAAGAATACATTGTGGATTTCCGCCGGAAGGGAAGCCACAGAATCTATCACGCACGGAACCTCTTCATCGTCAGAAATTGTTACGCCGGTCCGTCGGTCAAACTCAAGATTTTCCTGTGTGGTCACGCGTCTTGCTCGAATAGTGGTTTGATCAACGGACAGCACCAAACAAATTAAGCTTGCCCCACTGGGGGATTCAGCATGAAAAATATCGCCGATATCGAGTTTGGCCAGTAGCGTCCTGCGATCGAACATGATTTTGTCATCTCCGCAGAAGATAGGGGCTCAGAGTCAGAACCTTCTCCTTGGATGGCTCATTTTGTATACCTAACACTTTGACCGCGCAATCCATGCAAAGTGCGTGGCCACTTACGCTGTACATTGCTGTTGCGCCATAACTACCACCGCTTTGACATCCTCCTGCGAAGCCTTCACAGCGCAGGTCTCCGCCCGCAGCAAGTTGAACATTGGGGATGTTGGATTGACTGGCACCATCGGCAGAGCCGCCCCCATTAGAGAAGCTACTTATATCATCGACAGAACCGCCTGCGCCTTCGGGCTCGGGCGTCCATTGCCCGCCATCCGGATTTCCGGCCGGCACACGCGGCTGATCGGGGCTATATTTCTTCAGCGCCGCCCGCAGCTCCGCTTTCGCCAGCACCAGCCACTCCTCACCGGCCTTGCGAATGTCGCGAGTGAGCACCTCCAAATCGCGGCGAATCGCGGCGATCTCCGCGCGGCGCTGCCGCAGCAGTTCGTCCTCGTCCGGCCCGGCGAGCGTGCGGATCGCTTTGGCAATCTCGAGCCGCGCGTGCAACGTCTGTGGCACGGCGCTCAAGGTGCGCGGCAGCGGAGGTTTCATTTCTAAATCCTTGCATCGGTTATTGCCGGTCTCGGCACCGAAAAGGCAAAGCAGATGATGCGGGCGAGCCACTCGTCGAAATCGTCCTTGTGCTGCGGCTCCTTGGTCTGCACGACCTTGGCCGCGGCCTCGCCGGGCACGAATTTTGCCCGCCGGCGCTTGGCCAGGTCGCCGGCGAATTCGGTGTCCCAATAATCCTGGAACTGCTTGATCTGGTCCGGCGTCCAGCCCTGCGGCACGCCGATCAGCGCGTCGGGGATCGAGCCTTCGGTGAAATAATCGAGCTGCCAGAGCTGCTCACTTATGTGTCGCGGTACGGTCCTAATTTAAGGTTCCGCAATACCTTGTCGACCACGGCGCCCGCATCTGGATCAGGCGATTCGTAGTCAATGCGCGCCTCTTTAAGCGCTTCCGCCGCGTTTCGGACCTTGCCCTCCTGATCGTCAAATACTACGCCATCAGTCGCTTTTGCATATGCCGAGCTCGCAATTAAAGCCGCTCGCATCTCGTTAAAGTCGCCACGCCACCGAAACGCAAGCGCATACTTCCAATCATGACCGAAATCGACATCTGACATTTCGCGCATGAACTCGTCTGCCGGAAAATGGTCACATTCAAAGCCTGTCAGATTCCCGCGCAGGTGTGCCGGCAGAAATCCCCAATGCGTTTCAAATTCAACATCAGGATCCAGTTGGAGCGGATAGCCTTCGGCGTCTATCGCGGCTTGCCATTCGGCGATCGAGCGCAATTCCTTATCAGACAGGACATAGATTTCCATTGCCATGTCAAAGCCCTTTCATACGCCAAGAAGCCTTCGTTCCGGGGCTGCGGTCTATGCTCATCGACTTTTCCAAGCGGGGCCACGGCCTCGATTTAATTCGATAAGCGGTATAGTAGACTCCGAATCGGTCCTAAAGCGAATCTGAATAATCCGGAGTTTACTCAATCCCCTTCCGGTTTTGACGTCATAGATTGCAATGATATCATCATCGTCATCACGCAAAATCGCGTCTGGCCTGATACTATCTTTCGCCCCGTAGCGCGCATCTGCCTGAATCCCGAAAGTTCTCTCCACATCGTTTGTGTCTATGCCGCGCAGGCTTTCCGCACGCACCGCTTCGGCAAATTGGGTATGAACCAGAGTACCATATCGTTTGGCATCGAGATCAGGGCGAGGTCCAATCTGGTCCATGACATCACCGAGGATGTCCATCAGCTTTGCGGTTGTGTAATCAATAAACGGGTTGCCAGTCTTGGCCTCGGGGGATGAAATCAGCTCACCGGTCCGCGGATCGCGCGGCAGTCCCAATGTACGAAGTCTGGACAGGTATTCCTTGGCTTCTTCGGTCCATGCTTTGAGTTCCGCTATATTGCCTTCAATTGTGGTTGGATCAACGAGCACGGTGCTCGGCTTCCAGCTCGGATCGAGCTTCAGCACCTGGGACACTGCAGTTCGCCAAGCAACCTCTGAGCCTTGGAGTCTTGCTTGTTGTTCTTCCGTTCCCTCGAGCAACACTCCACTGCGGCCTTCGCGCATTTCATCTTCTTCATTGCCGGCTGCGTATTGCGTCTCCGGCCTCGCTGCATCCGCGGCGTCGGTCTGCGTGGCCGCTTCCAACGCCGCATACCGCATTGGTCGCGCCGCATCGCGGTGATCTGAGTCCCTAGTTGAAACGATCGATTCGCTTTCACCGTCGCCCGTCGTCCACTGCCCGCCATCCGGATTTCCAGCCGGTACACGCGGCTGGTCGGAGCTGTACTTTCGGATTGCGGTCGCGTTGCGCGTACTTCCGCCCTGTCCGTTCGCGCCCGCCGTCGCCCCCTCCCTACCCGCATTGGCCTCGATCGGCACAAAGCCGGTGGCGGTGAGCACCATCGGGCGGTCGGCGGCGGCGTTGTCGAAGGGTCCAGCCCGAGCGCGTCGCGCATCTCGTTGAGGGTGACGGCGCCGAGCTTGACCCTGCCTTCGAGCACCGTCTCGGGATCGCCTTCGTCTTCGTCGAGCCAATGCAGCTCCAGATCGGGCGAGTCGAATTCCTCCGCCACAATCTCGTCGATCAAATCCTTGACCCACTCCTTGGTCGGCTCGAGGCCCTCCTCCTCGCTCTGCGCCGATTGATTGTCGGCGGTGGCGCGGTTCATCGCCTTGGTGGCCCATTGCGGCGGCACCGAAAAGGCAAAGCAGATGATGCGGGCGAGCCACTCGTCGAAATCGTCCTTGTGCTGCGGCTCCTTGGTCTGCACGACCTTCGCCGCGGCCTCGCCGGGCACGAATTTTGCCCGCCGGCGCTTGGCCAGGTCGCCGGCGAATTCGGTGTCCCAATAATCCTGGAACTATCATCAATCTGACAAAGCCGCGCACCCGTAAGCGGAAAGCACGAAACTTTCTGCGTTGGCGAAGGCGGATAAAGTTTTAGATCAACCCTGCCTTCCATAGGTTTCAACGACGCGATAGAGACTTTCATAATTTTTGCGCTCAAGCTTGCCTTTATACTCGAAACCTTTTTTCTGCGCGATTGACTGCAATATCTGATAGAATGCAGGAAGAGATTTATTGATGGTCTCAGCGATGCTCGGAACAAGAGTATCGTCGCGAGACCGACTATCAACCTTTCCTGACATGATCGCGTCGCTGATTATCTTTTGTTGATAGAAATACTTTTCACCGGCCGTCGCTATTTCCATGAAATCATCAAAAGTAACGGGCGCAACCTTCGCGTTGTATTTTGTAAGTGCGGCGGTGAACTCCTGGAATCTATCAAACTGGGCAGTCATCAAGTCTCTGCCGTTCTCAAACTCCTTCTGCTCTACGTCCTTTTTCTCCTTTTTGGTCATAGTCCAGCGCGAAGCAAAGAAGCCAAGCACAAATGTTATGATTGGTATGAGTATTTTGACGGTGGGAAGATCAAGCCATGGCGGCATTTATTTGCCCTCAGCGGCTCGCAGCAACGCTTCAATCGTATCCGCTTGCGACGCATAGTGGCGAGTCCTAAAGTCCACAAAAAGTTGTTTCGCCGCAATCTCGCCCGCAATCTCCGGCGCGTTTGCCTGTCGGATAAGCTGTCGGGCCAATGCTGCCCACTGGGCCACTTCGGCGTCGGACGGCGTGTGTGCCAAGCCATATTTGATCATCAATTCATGAGATGCAGCGGCCATAACTCGTCCCCATGTTGCGAGTTCATCTAGCGACGCTAGACTATCCAGCATACTACACTCTCGGCGTTGAGCGCGAGTCGTTTCCATGGCTTTTTCTCATGATTCAGCGGTCGCGCTCTCCGCCAATTTGCACAGGCAGGGAGAACAACATGCGTAGACGGGCTAGAGGATGGAGCGACTTCAACAATGACGAAAAACTGGAAGCGCTTCGCGCGGATGTAAATGACGCGCTCGACTTAGCCGAAAGACTGACCGAGGACCTTAAGCAGACAAACGCCGAACTCGCGAAGCTCGCGCGCTGCGTTTACGAGTTGACGCAGCGCAAGTAGCTCTGGCTTCCGCTTGCAGGCGTTTCCACCATGTCAGGAAGCCTCGTGGATTGATATTTCGGCGCGTCATTATTTCTTTCCCCTTTTGGCTTTACGTTGCTTGCCGACCTGCAATTCCGAGTCCGTCTTAGGAGGCGAGGCCCTTTGGACCGTCCTTGTTCCTCTTCGAGCCAATGCAGTTCGAGATCGGGCGAGGCGAATTCCTCCGCCAAAATCTCGTCGATCAAATCCTTGACCCACTCCTTGGTCGGCTCGAGCCCCTCCTCCTCGGCCTGCGCCGAGCCCCACCCTTCCCTCCCCCGCAAGCGTGCTCCGTCGCGCCAGAGCGCGTCTACCACCCAAGCGCTGAGATAATCCCCCTAAAGCGGCTCGAATTTTTCACCGAAAAACGTTGCGGTGCCGACAAGTGTGCCGTCTGCCGAACCCCAACATACGGTCCGGTTCATAAAATTCGAATCCTCATAACCGGCCTTTGTGCGAAAATCGATCCGCAACACCAGCCCCCACGTATCGCTATGGGTCAGAAGGGACTTGCCCAAGCGCCAGTCAAGCTCAGCCGCATACTTTGAAATTTCCGACATGCACCTACTAACAAAAGCGGGACTGTCAGCCACCGGTGTCTCTTCGCCCGGATCGGGGTTCGGACATACATTCTGTGTCTGGATCATTGCCGGATGGACCTTTTGTTATCACGAAAACTCGAGAACGATACTCTTTCCAGCTTTCCGCCAGTGACGTTACCTTCGGTCATACAGACACGCCAACATAGAAATATGATATATCACGGTCCCACTGGAAGCCGGGAATATTGTGGAGGACGACCGGGCCTGAAAACTACAATTCCGCCGCCAGGAAAATACGCGGATGCACTAATATCGCTGCCGATCGAATTTGCCCTATTCAGAGACAGACAAAGATCCAGAGACTGCATGCACGCTTGTCGCGCTTGCAAATAGGTGCCGGGACTCAGCGATGGATTTGTCTGGAGCTGCCACACGCAATCGAGAAAGGCTTGCCGGCATATTGCATCCCCTGTGAGATTGTCATTGGCAACTTGTGCGACGCGGCTTTCGTCAGTTCCCGGCGTTCCTGGCGTCTTGTCCGTCAACGTGCCGGTATCGAGTGCGGCGTGTTGCTTGGGAGGACTCGACACAGCGCCGGCGGCATCGGAAGGGGCTGCCGACGATCCGCTTCCGCCTTCACTCGTTCCATTAACGCCCTCCTTGGGCCGGAACTGGCCACCTCGGCCTTCAGGAGTGCCGGCCGGCCAGCCGGGATGATTTGGATCGTCTGGACTCGCTTTCAGAAACGCTAGCTTTCCGGACGGCTTCTCCGCAATTGCGCTTTGCCCGTTCGCAGCCGCTTGTCCAGCATTCGCCCCCTGGCCACCCGCATTCGCCTCGATCGGCACAAAGCCGGTGGCGGTGAGCACCATCGGGCGGTCGGCGGCGGCGTTGTCGAAGGGGTCGAGGCCGAGCGCGTCGCGCATTTCGTTGAGCGTCACCGCGCCGAGTTTTACGCGGCCTTCGAGCACCGTCTCGGGATCGCCTTCGTCTTCGTCGAGCCAATGCAGCTCGAGATCGGGCGAGGCGAATTCCTCCGCCACGATCTCGTCGATCAGATCCTTGACCCACTCCTTGGTCGGCTCGAGACCCTCCTCCTCGGCTTGGGCCGACTGGTTGTCGGCGGTGGCGCGGTTCATCGCCTTGGTGGCCCATTGCGGCGGCACCGAAAAGGCAAAGCAGATGATGCGGGCGAGCCACTCGTCGAAGTCGTCCTTGTGCTGCGGCTCCTTGGTCTGCACGACCTTCGCCGCGGTCTCGCCGGGCACGAATTTTGCCCGCCGGCGCTTGGCGAGGTCGCCGGCGAATTCGGTGTCCCAATAATCCTGGAACTGCTTGATCTGGTCTGGCGTCCAGCCCTGCGGCACGCCGATCAGCGCGTCGGGGATCGAGCCCTCGGTGAAATAATCGAGCTGCCAGAGCTGGCGGCGCAGCCCGATATTGACGGTCATCAGCACCTGCTGCACCGGCGAAAAACCGTAGACCCGGTGGGCGCGCACATTGCGCGGCCGGTAGACGATGTCGCGCGCCGAATAGTTGACCGCGGGCAGGCCTTTGAGCACCTGCTGATAGGCCGGCGGATAGATCGTCGTGCCGTCGGCTGCATCGAACGGCTGCGGCGTGCGGCCCCAATCGTCGATCACGCGCTTGATGGTTGCGCCGTCGAGTTGCTGCAGCGCGCAGAGCTGACCTGAGCGCGTGCGCTGGCAATACAGCGTCGCCGCGTCGATGACGAACATGTCTTCGAGCAGCGCCCGCAGCCAGGTCTTCCAGCGCGTGATGCCGTCGGGTTTTTGCAGGAAAGCCTCGATGCCGGCGATGCGCGCGGTCATGTCCGGATCGATCGCGGCGCTGCGGCGCTTGGACTTTGCGTCACGCGGCCGGATACGCCAGCGCTGGCGCTCCATCTGGTCCTTGCGCGTCTCGATGACCAGCCGCAGCAGATCGTAGGCGTCGGCAAAACCGCGCAGCTCGGCAAAGCCGATCGCCTCGTAGGCGCGCGGCTGGGTGATGAGGTTGTAGCCGGGCGGAAAATCGAACCGCCTGCCGGCGACGTCCGGCGGCGCGATCGGCCGCATCGGGTCGAGCGGGCCGAACCAGTCGGCGCCGCTGCCGCGCGCAATGCCGGCGCCATACGAAACGTTTACCTGATACGGCGACAGCGGCCAGGTCGGCTGGCCGGCGCCGCGAGTTTGTTCGCTCATCCGGATCCTGCTTGTTTGCGAGGTGCGCTGCGGCTGACGGCGCGCGAAAAGGTGGGCCGGGATGCTGCCGTCAAAATAGCTGCGGCAGATCCCGGCCCGGCGATCCGCACCGCCTTTTCGCTATCCGCTGTCCGGGAGGGACATGCGCTCCGCCGGAGCTGAAGACGGAAAACGCACGGGCGTTGCAGCGGTGCGCGAAGGCAAGCGCGGACCAAGCCCGCGCAAAGCGGGCC